GCCTGCACTTGGAGCTGAAATCTGCCATTGCAAATCAGTCTTTTCTGGATAAGCAAATGGATTGGAATTTCTATCAATGCTGAAAAGCGCAGTAAATGGTTGCTGCAAAATAGTCAATTCAACACCAGTCAAGTTATTGATAGCCTGTACGTTGTAGTACAAAGGCGTACCTGTATAAGCATTGTCGGTGCTGATATTCACGCTATCCAAATAAAAACTGTAGCCAGCAGGAACTGTATAAATAGCAGCTTGATTTTTACCAATACCGGCATTGATTTGCGCAACAATATTACTGCTTTGCTTAACAGTGATAACGCCTTGATTGGTTAAATAACCAGAAGGAGGAGTCACCAAAGTCAAATTGTTAATGCGCAAATAACTTTTTACAGTAGTAACGCCTGTTGTTCCATTGACTTTAATGGTCTCTGAAACGGGATTAAAGTTTGCATCTAAACCTTGAATCAACATATTGCACACATCAGACGCTGATGTACTAACCACAGTCATAGTGGTTGCAGTAGTTGGATAGGTATAGGTAGTTGAATTTTCCCAAAGAGGGATTGCTGTTGTTGCGGTGGACGATTGAATATTAGCGTTATATCCAAACAAACTTAATATTGAATGTCCATAGATTTGACCACGCGCCACTTGCAAATTAAATGGTTCGTAAAGCGCTTGACGTGTAATTGAATTAACAACGTTGCCCGTGCTGGGTACGCCGTTTGGACTTTGTGCCATGAATAATCTCCTTAAGATTTAAAGATAGGGGCCGAAGCCCCTAGAGATTAATCAAAGTTACCGTATGGGTAAGTTGTAGCGTTACCGATGTTCATATCATTCTGGTTGTAACGAATCGTTACTTCAACTTGACCAGAAGAAAGACCGGCTACTGAAGTAGTCATCTTCAATGTAACAACAACTTGAGAGAACCATGAAGGTTGTTGACCAGGCTGCAAGTTTTGGAAATCTTGCAATGTGGCGTTGCTGTTTGTTAACTGTGAGCCAACATAAGTACCTGTGTATCTTTGAGCAGCAGGGCTAGAGATATTGGCAAATGTTGCATACACGCCAGTAGATGTTGCAAAGTTATTTGAAACATAAGGCTGGATAGCGGTCACAGCCAAAGGTGTACCAGCGGAATCTTTAGGTACTGTACCGATGTCAAGGATAATATCAGTGATGTTGCAGCTATAGGGCAAATAAAACACCACGCCGCGATAGACAGTAGTAGTCGCATCAGCTGTAGGAGCAGTGGCTACTGTAGGACCAGTATTGCTATACACGCCACCTTGGGGAGTATAGATTACGCCATTGCTATTGGGGATATTGTTGGATGCTACGAATTGACCAGAAGCTCCGCCATAGTTGGCAGTGTTAGCTGTGGTAACAGAGAAATCCAAAAGAGCTGTTTGAACGAGATCGGTATAACCAACGTCGCGAACAGGACCAAATCTATTGTCGCCCGATAGAATCGGGCCGTCAAACGTACTACGTGCCATGATAATTCCTTATGCAAAAGTCTCTTGTTAATCGTTGCATCGTGACCCCTGGGCAGGTTGGCAACAAGAGAGAAAATCCCAGACAGCCTTCAATATACACTAATTTATTTGTTTGTCAACAAGAAAAAGGGCCCCTTTTGGGGGCCCCTTTCTCGATCAATAGGAACCGTAGATTCCCAATGGATCTGACCAGCCGAAGCTGTAACGCTCACGAGACTTGTAACGGACGTTACCTGTGTCGAAATCACCATCCATAGAATTCTGGAGGGGGATACGAACGAAGTGCTTCAATCCGTTAGGTACATCGGTTGTCAAGAACCAAGCATTGGTTGCTGTCAAGAAGTGGTTGATTGTGTAACCACCAGGAACAGAACCGTTGTTCTTGATCGCATTGATATCGTTGTTGTTTGTACCAACGCGGAGCTCAGTGTCGAGCAAGCGGGTAGCAACGAATTGCAATGCTGGGGGAACAATCAGCTTGTTAGGCTTAGCAGCGATCAAGAGGCCACGCTCATCTGTCCATGCAGCGATTTGAATCACAGCATTTTCCAATGCAGTTTCATTCAAGTCAGCAGGGGTAGTGGGCGTATTGGCATTAGTACCGCCAGAGATCAAAGGGTGTGCTGTAGAGAACAAAGACTGTCCGTCACCGCCAGTGTAGGCAGCGTTGAAGCCATTATTCAAAACAGAAGCAGCTTTTACCTGTTTGGTATAAGCCATGGCGCGAGCCAAACCTTTGGTATAACGAGCAGACAAAGAGTCATACAAGTTATCCTCGATCGCCTCTTCAGTCAAGCTGAAGCCAAGAGCAATGGTTTCGTGGTTGTAACGAGCTGTCCATGCTTCTTGCGCATTGTCGTAGCTGATGGCTGTGCCCTCGGCCTTGACTGGTGCGGCTGAGAAGCCTGACAGTTTTGTTTCTTCCTCGAATGAACGCTCAGAGGTCTCTGTTTCGTAGATCTCTTTGTGTTCTTCACCATAGCGAGCATACTCAAGACCAAACAAAGCGTTCAAGCCAGGGAGCAACTCTTTTAATAGTTGTGCACGTGAAATAGCAGCCATTTAAGTTACTCCTTATTAAGCGCCAGTGGCATTGAAGTAGCTATGGTAACCGAAGTTCCATTGTACTAATGCTTCAGGGAAACCAACAAAACTGAATGATGAGCCAGAAGCTGTAGTGCCAATAGCGTTAGCTACAGTCACAGCAGTGCCAGTCACAGCAGTCACATAATTATATTGACCTTGAGCTGAGTTCGTCGCTCCAGAGGCGGTGCAAATAACTTGCATGCCAGGCTGAATCGCTGAATTAGCTGAAGACAATGTAATGGTCGAAGTTGCAGATGAGCCAGTAGCTGAAACAACCACTGATGTATCTTGAACCACGTTAATGATACGGAAGGGTGCTGTACCAGTGGTACGAGCGTTACCTTGAGTAGTACCAGTAATGTAGCTACCAGACAAGCCCATTCCGGAATCACCAGTGTTGGTGTTACCAGAAGCAGAACCGCCATTAGAACCGTTGGTAATCAAGAAAGCATTTGAACCAATGAACGCAGGGTTGATATAACCAACCGTGGTTCCAGGAGTGTTGCTCACTGAAGATGTACTTTGGGTTTGGAAGGCTGCCTTCATGACGACTTGAGGATCATCAACGATATAAGCAACTGCATAGTTAGTGACCAAATTGGCGGGCCAATATTGAGCACGGACTACTTGACCGCTAGAGTTGGTGTACTCACAACCAGTAAAGATACCGATAGTGCCAGCTACTGGAGAATTAGCTGCACCAAGAGTGGTAACAACCAATTGACCGCTGGAAATTTGAACTACGTCGCCGTAGAACATGTTGTAGCCATAACCAGAAGTAATAGGAACCATACGGGTAGAACCCGAATAGACTCGACCACCGGTCAGGCTGACGGGCTTTAACCCGTATACAGCTGGAACGCTAGGATATGCCATAGAAAACTCCTAAAAATTTAAGAACCCCTACCAAATGTGGTCGAAGATTTCCGCTCTTGGAAGATCGGCATTCTTGGATCACTTTGGCGCAGTAAGTTATTGTCTACAGCCTCCACTTGAGCTTGTGTCTGTTTGGCCTCATAAGCAGCACGTTGAGCCACAAATTCTTCTGGAGCTTTGCAAAGCAATAACCCGCCAATCTCAATGTTCCCCGCGAAGGGACCGTCGTGACTAGCTAGCAGTCTAAATTTTGGTTGTTCTTCGATCGTCACAGGTTCCCAACCTTCGCGCAATTTTGATGAAATATTGCGAGGATCAGACATGTTCAGAGTCGAAACACGAATCCATCTGTAAGCAAAACCTGGTTCCTTATCGGGTTCCGGTAGGAGTTCGGGTGGCATCCACTGCTTGGGACGCTCCGTCAAAGTTCTACTTTCTAATTCACGCTGCAATCTGTTTGTTGCCATTTTTAGGACTCCAATTTGAGGACTTCACGAGCATATTGCTCGTTGGTCAAGTTAAACTTTTTAGCCAATGCTTGTTGCGATTTTGTCAATGTGACTGCCTTTTTAGGAGCAGAACCACGTGACGCTGGGGCAACTACGCTGCTGGCTTTTTGTCGTGCAGGTTTTTCCTCCACGTTAGGAACGTCAAATTCTTCTGGGAACCGACTTTGAACTTCACTGTCGATACGTTTGTAATACTCATCCGTACCGATAAACTGTTTACCATAAGTCTCTTCAAGCTCGTCGTGGACTCCTTCAGCGAATCTACGCATCGACTTTTTCTTGGGGTCTGTGAACCAAGTGTTCCTAGATACCCAAGCAGCGACTTTTGGATCTAACTGCTGTGCAGGCTGGGCCTGTTTTTGTATAGTTTGTGGCGCCTCAGTTTGAGGGTTTGGCATAGTTGGCCTGAAATTTTTGGCTTTGTCAAGCTTTAAATTTGCGGCTATCAACTCTTGTTGCGCTTCAAGCAACTTGCTAGCGTCTCCAGAGTCGTATGCTTCCACATAGTTTTTCTTAGCTTTGTCTACTTCCATCTCAGCAGATGTCTGGTAGGTGCTTAAAAGTTCTTTCTCTCCAGAGTGGAGCATCTCCTTTAGACGACGGTTCTCGTCCAAAATCCTCTGGGCAGCGTTAAGCGCCTCTTGCTGTTCACGCAAGGCTCGCTCTTTTTCCCGACGCTCATCATGCCAAGCTTTCTTGTACTGTGTAAACTTGAGCTTTACATTTTTAGAATACTCTTTAGACGCATCGAGCGTCTCCAAGTCTTCTTTGATGTTGCTGGGCAACGGCTCGACATTTCGATCTTCAGGAGGAGTATCGTCAACAATATTGATTTCTATCTCATCAGCATTGTCTTTCTCTTGCGCCTTTGTATCGGGTTCTAGCTCGTCGGGAAATTTAAATTCTTCGACTTGTATTTCTGCCATTTGTACGCTCCTTATTTGCGTTTAATTCCGCGAGGATCGTCAACAACTCCCTCAACGGTATCTTCATTGATGATACGGAATTCTCTGCCGTGAATGATTAGACGGCTGCCCGAGTTAGGTCTTACAAGGATGAAGTCACCCTTCTTGCACCATGGGCCTGATGGATAACGGGTCTTGTCTGTATAACAGTCTGGCCCCAAGTCCACCACAAAAAGAACAGTAGTCAGAACTTCTTCTGTCCTAATGGTCTCATCGGCTTTAATCAGTCCGCTTTCGAACTCTTTTTCTACTTCAGGAATAGCACACAGAATCTTCCAGCCTGACGGCTTTGGTAACTGCTTTGCTTTTTCCTCCCCTGTTTTATCCATTAACGCGGATAAATCCACTGCCAAGTCCATGTTCAGATTAGTCATCCGATTCCTCTAGTCGTTTGTTCAGGCCAATTATGTAACTGCGTGCAGTAAGGAGGCCACGAACCTCACCACAAACTCTTTTGTACTCGGCGTAGTCTTCAGCTTTTCCGTCGCTGATCGCTTCTTGGAGTTGATCTATCTTTCCGTCTATCTCTTGTAGCAATACTTTGAATGCTTGGTCAACTTGCATTACTCATCCTTTTTAGGTGGCGTCTGCTTTGCAGCAGTTTCTTTTTGCGCGCTAGCCTGATGTTCGGCTATATCTTTCTTAAGCAGTAACTCTTTGTGATGCTTGATCGCATCTATGCCTGTCTTGAACCCTTCAACCTGCGACTTGTGCTCGCGAGATGTTTGTTCGCTGATTGACTTGACTGCCAACTGTGCGCCAGCCACTTGTGCTTGCGAATTAATTCGGTCACGCTCAATCTGCAACTGATCGCGTTTGATCTGCAACTCAGCTTGATCGCGTTGAGCATCCATCTGTTGCTTCTGGGCTTTCAGCTGGAGCTCTTGCTGCTGCATCTGAATTATGGGGTCTTGAGCGGTTTGCTGGTTCTTCTGCTGTTGGGCTTCTTGTTGATGCTGCTGTAAAAGCTGTTGCGCAGCTTGAGCAGCCATTTGAGAGACTTGTACTTCAATTTCTGGCGGGATAGCTTCTGCATTTTGATCGTCCTCATCGTTCTCATCATATTTAGGAAGCGCAATGCCCATGCGTTGCTCGATCTGTTTGCGATACTCATAGGCCAAGTGTTCAGCCATGTGAGCTTCCATCGCAGACGTGATCTTCTGCGCTACGTCTGGAC